TGAAGAGGAACAAAAAGAGGAAGAATCCGAGTCAAAAGAAGAGGAGCTCGAGCAATACTCTAAGTCTGTGCAGACTAGAATAAATAAATTAACGCACAGATATCGTGAGGAGGAAGCTCAAAGGAAAGCCGCTGTTGACTTTGCGGCAGAAGTAAAGAAACAGAACGACGAGCTAAAAAATCGTTTAGAGTCTCTGGATCAATCTTACGTCGGTGAATTTGACACTAGAATTAAATCACAGGCGGAGGCTGCTAAACAAGCGTATCAAAAAGCTTACGAAGAAGGCGATGCTGACGGCATGTTCGAGGCTCAAAAGAACATAAGCCGTTTAGCTCTAGACGAAGCGCAGTTGGATCAAGCTCGAAAAAGGCAAGAAAGAGCCAGTGTTGCCAAAGAAGAAGCAAATAATGCTCCGGCTCCGCAACAACAAGCGGCGCAACAACCTGCTCCACCTGATCCGAAAGCGGAGGCTTGGGCTTCTAGTAATGAATGGTTTGGCACTGATCAACCCATGACATACGCTGCTTTTGGCGTACACAGACAGTTAATCGAGGACGAAGGATTTGACCCAGCGTCCGATGAGTACTATAATGAACTTGACAAGAGGATTCGTGCAGAGTTTCCACAAAAATTTAAGGAAACAAAGCGCGGTGATTCTGGACCCCGAGTCGCTTCTGCGGAGTCCAGTGCTTCTAAAGCACCGTCAGGAAAGGGGCGCAGAACAGTCAAATTGACTCCTTCGCAGATCGCAATAGCGAAAAGGTTAAATGTTCCGCTTGAAGAATATGCTAAGTATGTTAAGGAGTAAGAGATGACTGATTCTACAAGAACGCCACGCGAAGCGACAACTCGCGCTAAGACCCAGCGGCGCAAGCCTTGGGCACCGCCTTCAAAATTGGAGGCCCCGAAAGCACCGGACGGTTACCAACATCGTTGGATTCGTACATCACTTCGTGGTGAGGATGACAAGATGAATGTAAACGCCAAGCTTCGGGAAGGTTGGGAGCCTGTACGGGCTGACGAATATCCTGAGATGGCTGGTAAGTATCCAACTATCGATGATGGTCAGCATGCAGGTGTAATAGGAGTAGGTGGCTTAATGCTTGCTCGTATCCCAGAGGAAACGGTAGAAGAGCGAACTGAATACTATCGGGAGCAGACCCGTCAACAAATGGAAGCCGTGGACCAAAGCCTGATGAGGGAACAACATCCCTCAATGCCTATCCATTCGGATAGGAAAAGCCGTGTATCATTCGGAGGTAAGTCAGATGGCTGACCTCCTACAAAACAAGGAGTAAGCAATGGCAAACACTAATGTTGCCTTCGGCCTCAAGCCGATAAACACTGCGGGTAGCACTCCAGCTACTGGCGGTGTAAATGCATACCCCATCGGCAGTTCCGCAGCAGCAATATTCCAAGGTACTCCAGTAAAGTGTGACAACGGTGGTTCAATCGTTGTTGGCTCTGCTACAGGAGATACCGTGGCGTATGTTGGCGTGTTCCAAGGATGTGAGTATGTTTCAGCCACTACCGGAAAGAAAGTGTTCTCGAACACATGGGCCGGTTCAGGAAGTGCAGACACAAATTTCCCGATCACAGGATTTGTGTATGATAACCCACTTCAGCGCTTCATTATCGCTACAGATGCGACAATTACAGATGAAGCAACTGCGAAAGCAGCTATCTTTGAAAACACAATGTTAGATAGCGGCGCAAGCGGAAGTACAACCACAGGAATCTCATCTGCAAAAATGGATGTAGCAACTCTCGATTCATCTAACCTATCTCTTCCATTGAAGATTGTAGGTATCTTAGATGATGTAGACAACGAGGACTTTGCAGCCGCAGGTATTCCTATGATTGTGATGATCAACAACCATGCATTGCTTCAGGCCGATTCTGAAGCGGCAATTTCATAGGGAGTTAGATAATGGCTATTTCTCGCGCACAACTTGCCAAAGAACTAGAGCCCGGTCTAAACGCTCTCTTTGGAATGGAATACACCCGATACGAAGGTCAGCATGCTGAAATCTTTGATACCGAGTCATCAGACCGGGCATTCGAGGAAGAGGTTATGCTGTCAGGTTTCGGTGCAGCACCTGTTAAGGGTGAAGGCACAGGTGTCACTTTTGACGATGCCAACGAAGCTTACACTGCTCGTTACAACCACGAGACAGTGGCAATGGCCTTCTCAATCACTGAAGAAGCAGTTGAGGACAATCTTTACGATCGTCTTGCTTCTCGGTACACTCGTGCCCTTGCTCGTTCAATGGCGCACACAAAGCAGGTTAAAGCTGCCGCAGTTCTTAACAACGCTTTCTCCGCTGGCGCATTTGCTGGTGGTGACGGTGTTGCTCTCTGCGCCACTAACCACCCGCTTACAAATGGTGGCACATTCGCCAATGAGCCAGCAACTGCTGCTGATCTGAATGAGACTTCTCTTGAAGACTCTCTTATCACCATCGCTGGTTTCACTGACGAGCGCGGTTTGATTATTGCCCTTAAAGGCATGAAGCTTATCGTTCCTCGCCAGCTTCAGTTTGTTGCCGAGCGTCTTATGGTATCAAACCTTCGGGTGGGTACAGCAGACAACGACACAAACGCATTGCGCTCAATGGGCATGCTTCCAGACGGTTATGTAGTCAACGACTTCCTAACTGATACGGACGCATTCTTCATTAAGACTGATGCGCCAAACGGCTTCAAGCACTTTGAGCGTATGGCTCTGTCAACTGCAATGGACCCAGACTTCGACACTGGCAACATGCGGTACAAAGCTCGTGAGCGTTACAGCTTCGGCTTCTCAGATCCTCGCGCAGTGTTCGGTTCACCGGGCGCATAAGTGTAGGCAAAATGATATTAAAGGGCAGCTTCCATGCTGCCCTTTTTTGTTGTACAATGATGCATTCCTGACAACTGCATTGGGCGGTTGACACTAGCCACGACAGGAGACTTAAATGGCTACCACTACTTTCTCTGGTCCTATTAAGGCCGGAACTATCAAGAACACAACAGGCACGACTCTCGGCTCAAACATTGCTAACGTCGGTCAAGTTGTTATGGCTCAGACATTTTCAGCAGACTTATCGGGCGGCGCTCTAGCTGCTCAAGTCACTGATGTTGTTATCCCTGCAAACTCTCAGATCATTGACTGCGTGATTGACGTTATCACCGCAGCAAGTGGCACAACTAACCTTAGTGTCGGTGACACTGTGGGTGGCGCAGCTACAATCCTGAACACTTTTGCAAGTGGGACATCTGCTGGACGTAAGTACCCAACAACTCAGGCTGGCGCTGCATTAGCTTGGCAGGACACTGGTACAGCGGACATTCGTTTGACTGTGACAGCTTCTGCTGCAACAAACGCGGGTCTTGTTCGTTTTACAATCCTGTATCAGCAGAACAACAACCTTGCTTAATAGGAGGGCGGAATGGCTGCTTCTATCACAGCAAAAACAGTTACAGCTACCGGAACAGTGCTGGGTGGTAGAACTCGTTTAAAAGCTTTCTATGTAAAGACAGCTTCTAGCGGTTCACCTGCGGTGGTGTTTAAAAACGGCAGTGCCGGTGCAACTCTATTGTCGATGGTGTTTCACACATCCGACGACAATCAGATCACCATACCTGACCACGGTATGATCTTTGATGACGAGTGTCATGTGACACTTACCAACGTAGATTCGCTTACTGGATTCTTTGGCTAATGGCTAGAAAACCAGCCAAGATGCCAAGTCGTAATAAGAAAAATTTCCGCTCTACAAAATCTGGAGCGGGAATGACCAAGGCTGGTGTGGCGGCGTACCGCCGCGCCAACCCCGGGTCAAAGTTGAAGACCGCTGTTACTGGTAAAGTAAAGAAGGGGTCAGCATCTGCTAAACGTCGTTCTTCATACTGTAGCCGCTCAAAAGGGCAGATGAAGATGCATAACATCAATTGTAGCAAAACGCCTAAGAAACGTATCTGCGCTGCACGGCGGAGGTGGAAGTGCTAATGGACAATAAGATATTTATTGTGGCCCTGTTGGGTTTCTGTGGGTGGATTGGTATGTCTGTCACAGACTTAAAAACCGAAGTCGCAGTGGTTAATATGAAGGTCACGGAAAACCACAAGATGTTAAGCGTTTTGTGGGATGATTTCTTGGAGAAGAAAAATGGCAATCTCGCGTGGATCAATGGCGAAGCAAATATCAAAGCCACCGCAAAGACGAAAAAGACCATCCAGTAATTCCAGAGTTGCTAGGGGGTGCGGCGCTGTTTTAAGTGACAGAAGAAAAGTAACTAAACGTGCGAGAAGGAAAAAAAGGAATGGCTAAAGATGCATGTTACAGCAAGGTTAAGCGCCGTTATAAAGTCTTCCCGTCAGCGTATGCAAGCGGGGCAATCGCCAAATGTCGTAAAGTCGGCGCAGCAAACTGGGGAAACAGCAAGAAAAAAGCAAAAGGGGGAACATTTAAATACCGCACAACCAAGATATATTGATAGCGGCCCTATAGTTTTAAGACCATGATTGAGTTCGTTTTAGCTGTGTACTTAAACGGTAAGTTGATTGATAGCACACAACGATTTAGAGATATGGACCGATGTTTATACTTTTCGTCCAAACTTTCAAAACAATCTCCTGTTCCTACGGGCGATGGCAAAAGATTGAAGATGCATGCGATTTGTAAACCTACACCAAAGAGATAGTTATGGAACCAATATCAACGGCCTTGGCTGGAATAGCTTTAGTTAAGAGCGCCGTTGACGGTATTAAAAGTGCCATTGGCACAGCTAATGATATAGGAGACATCGCGGGTCAGATAGATGCTTTGTTTACAGGTCAAAAGCAGGTAAACGAGGCTAGGAATAAAAAGTCTGGCGTTGGGCTGACAGATCAGTTTGGTGTAGAGTCCGTTGCTCGTGAGATGATCGATGCTAAGTTAGCAGCAGAAAAGCTACAAGAAGTAGCTACTATGGTGAATATGCGTTTTGGCCCGAACACATGGAAGAATATTTTAGAAGAAAGACAAAAAAGGATACAAGAGGCAAAAGAGGCTGCTGCGGCAGAGCGTAGGCGAAAGCTACAAGCGTCCAGAGAATTTGAAGAAATGATGAAGCAAATTGTTCTTGTTGCTACTATCATAGTTATTTCTATCGGTTTGTTCGTTTATTTGTTTGCAGTTATTCAGTAAGTATGGATGAGATATGGCAGTACGAAAGACTAAAAAGGGAGCGGCTCTCAAGCGGTGGTTCAAAGAAGAATGGAAAGATGTTCGCACGGGCAAAGCGTGTGGGCGTGGCAAGGGTGAAAAACGGGGTACTCCATATTGCCGCCCCTCTAAGCGTGTGTCTTCTAAGACCCCTAAAACATCCAAAGAAATGACAGCGGCAGAAAAACGTAGTAGAATATCACAAAAGAAAAGACTAGGACAGCCAGCGGGTAAGCCACGCAGAGTAAAATCTTTAAGAAGGAAAAAATAATGGCTCTTTCAGGATCCAGAAACTTCGAGCTAAACGTCGCTGAAATTATTGAAGAGGCGTATGAGCGGTGTGGGTTAGAGGCTCGTACTGGTTATGACTTTAAAACAGCAAGGCGGTCTCTTAACTTAATGTTTGCTGACTGGGCTAACAGGGGTTTAAACTTGTGGACAGTTAAGCAGGGCACACAGGCTTTGACATCAGGCACAGCTACATACACCTTTACATCAGACTATACGGACTTGTTGGAAGTAGTAATACGTCGCAGTGGCACAGACTTTGAGCTATCGCGGATGTCTAGGGGTGATTACTTAACGCTCCCTGCAAAAACAACAGAAGGCCGTCCGAGTCAGTATTTTTATAATCGTCAAACGCTGCCGCAGGTGACGCTGTGGCCTACCCCGGACAATTCCACAGATACTTTAATTTACTATTTTGTGCAGCGGATGGATGACGCAGACACTCTAGTTAATACGGCAGATGCACCGTTTCGGTTCTATCCCTGTATGGTTGCGGGTCTAGCTTATTACGTCGCGGTGAAGAAAGCCCCGGA